TTATTTAAAAATTATATTTTTTGAATAATCGGCATCTACCGTTTCTGTTATAGTTTTTTCAAAATTTGGTTTATCTGTTTGGTTTAACACTAATTTGTTATTGTTGTATTCTCCTGTACAGAATTTACCTATAAATCTAATATCTATCTTGTTTGCAATTCTTGAATTATCAATTGAGTTACAGTAATAACCTTTTCCCGTATATATAGTATATTTATTAGGGTGCGCGAGTACAGAATCACGAGAAATATTATTAGGATTAAGAAGGCATACATTTTCTATTGAATCATAAGGGGGAAGTTCTCGGTAGTGATTATCCCAAATAGGAATTCTAATTTTTATAGTTTGCTTAGGATATATAGTATCAATTTTATGTGTGTATGTGTCATATTCGGCAGGTTGAGGAATCATGACCGTTTGATCCCCAAATATAAACAAGACATTAGAAACAAGCATCATATCTTCTTTATCATAATAATTTATATCGAGTCCTCTATAACCTGAATAAGAAGGAGAATAAAATCCTGCGCTTGTGAGAAAAGATGTATTTACTTGTACATAGTAATCGGTTTCATTTTTTAGATTATACTCTATGAAATGGAGATCTGTTTTATCCGCTTTATCACAAGCGAAAAAAGATAGTAAAATCGAAGCTCCGAAAAATAATAATAGTTTTTTCATAACGGTTATTTTTTATTGGTTAGTAATTCAATCATTTTTTCTTGTGAATCAATAATTTTTTCGAGGTCTTTAATACGTTGTTTTAGTGCCTTTACTTCGGGAGAAGTAAAAACGATTCGATTGCCATTGCCTATACCTCCTATGTGGTTTTGATTACCCGATACAGTTACAGAACTGGCATCGTCAAAAAAAGAGGACGGAGAAACACCTAACAACTCGCAAATTTTTTCATAAACATTTAAGGATAATGTTTCTCTTTGTAAAGATTGATGAAATCCCACTTCTGACATTCCTACTATTTCAGCACATTGTTTGATTGTGTAGTTGCTTTTCTTTATTTCATCTTTTAAGTCTTTGTAATTCATATTGTTGTATATTATTCTATTATGAAATAGTATATTTTAACATATAATTCATCTTAATAAATTAAGATATATCTATATTTGTCGTGTGTAATCCTACACAAAATAAGTAAAACAACACAAAACAAACAAAAAAAGATATGAAAAAGACGACAGACACAACGAACAATGACAGGCTGTTAGCGTGGCTTTCGACAATCCCGGTCGGCATATTTCCGGAAATCAGGGAACAGATCATGCGGGATTGCGGAATATCTCGCTATGTGCTCTCTTATTGGTTGAGCGGACGCACGAAAATTCCCTATCTCGCCATGCAGAAAATAGAGAATATTGCCGGTAAAAGAATATTCGAATACTAACCAAATTACTAACCCATAAATTATTAAACGTATGAAAATTATTGACTACAAAAGAGGAAATGACGAAGGCGGCATCCTCATTAACGGAAAAGACCAGTATATCGCGGTCACAGTGAGCACGAGTAAAAAATATAAATCCTTGCGGGGTGCTCAAAAGTTCTTGGAAAGCTACGGGTATAGACCAGCAAAGGGGAACAGAGGAACTTCTATCGGGAGAGGAAGTCATAAATCGAAAAAATTGCCCCGTTTGAGAGGCCGTGACGATATAGACTGGTGGGTAGCTATTGAAATAAACCATGCAAGGCGCACGAATAGCATGCTCGATTATTCAGCGGATAAAGTAGACATGTTGAATTTAGTAATGTCACAAGTAGATGATTACGCATATAATCACAATGATAGTGATCTAATAAAATCCATAGATAGGTCGAAAACGGCAGAAGATCTATTTAAGAGAGAGGGGCATATAAGCAAAGACAAAGAGGAATATAGTATATCCGATATAGGAGATAAAAGTTTTGAAGTTATTCATGTTACCGAAGAAAACTTTGAAAGGCTATCGGATATTTACCCGGATATCTACGACCGATTTAAAGATGACTTTGACGAAGAAGATATAGATTATTAAACCCTTAACTGTCTGACACTATTATTATGGAACCATCGAAATTATACAGAGGTAGAGACGCCGCGGGAATCTGGCATTACGGATATTTCGTTGAACAATGGATTTACGGCGTGGAAAAGAAATACATACAGGTGGACGTTGCCACCGTTGGAAAAGCCATCGATGTGGAAGATAAAACAGGAACCCCCATCTATACCGGCGACACTTTCGAATACAAGGGATATAAATTCGTAGTCGAGTACGACAAGGACGGAGCCGGGTATGTCGGTAAAGGAATCGACAACCCCACTTACCAGATATCCGGCTATGACTTGAAGCGAATGATCATCACCGGAAACATTCACGATTAAAGTTCTTAAAAATGGAAAAGGCACAAACTATAATGGAATTGACACTAACGGGATCTTTACTAATGTGTGCATTGCTACTCATTATAGCAGTACTTATATTGATATACAAAATTTTAAAGGAAAAATAAACAACTGACATTATGGAAATAAAGAACGAACAAAATATAAGCGATATATTAGATTCTTTCGTAAATACAATAAAAAAAGATAAGGACGTTAAATCGGCTCTTGTTTTGATAGAAACAAAAGATGCTCGGATTCTGCAAGTAAAAGGGAGTGGAACAAGCATATCCGAATCGTTATACGAACTTTGTAAAGTGGTTCCATCAATCAAACATACATTGAAAGTCGCATTGTTTGTATTGGAGAATGAGAAACCGGCAAAAGCAACCGATGAAGCGAATTAAAGCGCTATTTATCCTTCTTTTCCTAGCATCCTGCATACCGAAGGAAATACCGGAAGAACCGCCCTTGCCGGACAACGAACGTCCGGGAATGAACATCACCATAGACACGACCGAAATTGTCGTTAAAAACGATACCATTCTGTTATGACACGATTAGAAGAATATCTCAATACCCGTTTGGCGAATATCGGGCTCTCTGCCGCTGAAAACAAACGAACCCTATACTATTCCGGGCAACCGAAGGAAGTACCCGTTATCGGGCTGAACGATCGCAAGCAGGCCATTACATTGCCCTATTGCGATCCGAACGGAGAAGTCTCCACTTATGAATACGAAGGTCGGCAAATCCCCTTCGAGCGGCTTCGGTACATAGAACCGCAGGAGTACGAGGATAAAGACGGGAAGAAAAAGACAATGCGGTACAGCCAGCCGCCGAAAACCGGTGTATATACCTACATGACTCCCGGCATAGTCAGAAGATACCGGTTAGCCGAAAAAATAAAGACGCTGTTTATCGTCGAGGGCGAGATCAAAGCCCTTTCCGGCGATGTGCTGGGACTTCCTATCATAGGCATAGGAGGGATTCAGAACATCAAGGATAAGGAGAACAACACGATCGACGACTATATACGAATGATTATCGATCGCTGCAAGCCCGACAACGTGGCTCTGCTTTTCGATGCCGACCTGCTCGACGTGAAGTATTCAGAGGACAAAGACCTGTCTACCCGGCTGCAAAACTTTTGCTCCGCTGTTATAAACTTCATGGAGTACATGAAGCCCTTCGATGTCGATTTGTATTTCTCCCATATAGCCACCAAATACAGCGAATCGGCAAAAGGGTTGGACGATTTGATCGCCACGCTGAAACCCAAGAAGAAAACAAAGTTGGTCGAGGAATTGAATGACTTGATTACAGGGAGAAAGGATTTCATTAACTGCATGGCTCTTTCTCCCGGTATCAAATACAAGCTCGAAAAATACTTCTTCCTCGACAACGTGGCGAATTTCTACGAGAATTACAAAGCCATATTGGAGGATAGGATATTTAAGTGGAAAGGAGCCTCTTATTACTTCGACGGTAGCAAGGTAGTTCGGGATAATCTTACCAAAGCCAAGATGTTTATCAAGGTGGCCGACCAGTATTACCGAAAATGTATCGTATTCGACGACGACCACGACAAAGAGCACAAACAGCCCATTATGAAGCTGGTAAGGTATAACGAAGGAACGGTAAAACAAGAAGTGAAGGATATTTCGTTGATACCCCGTTACCAGATGTTTTTTAACGAGCCGGAGAACACGAACAAATACAGGCGCATAAAGAGAGAGGTTTTCGAAGGCATAGAGACAGTAAGCTATAACCGCTATAATCCGGTATATCACGATATAAAACCGGGGAGCTGGAAAACGATAGAATCCTTTTTGCGGCATATCTTTTCCGATACCAATTTAGCGGGGGAAAAGATGTATGAGTTCGGATTGGATTATATACAGCACACCTTTTTCGAGCCCCGAAAGAAAATGCCGGTTCTCTGTTTCGTGTCGAAAGAACGGAATACCGGTAAATCGACTTTCCTCTACCTTATGCGAGCCATATTCCAAGAGAATGTTATCGTCGTCGATTCGGACCGGTTGAACAGCCAATTTTCAGGCGTATATTCCGATAAATTGATTGTAGGTATAGAGGAAGCATTTGTGAGTGAAAAAAGGACGGAGATAAAGGAAAAGATAAAGAACTGGGCGACAAACCCCAACATGTTAATGGAGCAGAAGGGAAAAGATGCCAGCGAGATAAAGAACTACATGCACATCATCGTATGCTCGAATAACGAGACGAACTTCATGCAGATAGACGAAGGGGAAAACCGTTATGCCGTACTCAAAGTAGGCGTATTGGAAAAAGACGATCCTTTTATCATGAGCAAGATGGAGAAAGAGATAGGGGCCTTTCTCTATTACCTTTCGAAAAGAGAATATCATTATGAATGCGGGGAGTCGAGAATGGGATTCAATCCGGAAGTATATATGACGGAAAGTCTAATACGTGTACAGGAACGTACGGAAAACAAAGCCGTTAAAGAGATAAAGGACTTTATCCGGCAGAGCTTTATCGATTACGAAGCTGTTGAATTATATTACTCTCCGAAAGATCTGGCGATAGAAATAAACCAAGTGGGAGGATTCACCATATCGAAATCTACGATCATCGATTTTCTGAAATACGATCTCAACATGAGGCCGGAACCCATAACGCGATATGACTACTATGTAATGAAAATGGATCCCAATACAGGGACGATAAGACCGGAAAAGGGCGGAACCAAAACCGGAAGGCCCTACAAATTCATACGGAAGGATTTTATAAAGGAGGAATAAAAAATGAACGAAAAAACAATTGAAAAGAGTTTCGATGAGTACATGAAAAAGAATTATACAGAAAATTATCTGTCTAATTACAAAAGAGAAGTCATCGACAACCAATGTTGCGATTTCGCAAACGGCGTGGAATACTATCTGAAAAACACATGGCACGACAGAAGTGTAATCCCAGAATACGGCAGGAATATATTAGTAAAGACGAAATTGTATGGCGTATTTGTCGGAGGGAAAAGCCTATCGGAAAAAGATTACAAAACCTTTGACAAAGAGGTAGAGATAGAAAGCTGGGCATACATAGAAGATTTATTAACCAATAAATAGGAGGAATAAGAGATGTTTATTTTAAAATGGATAAAAGCAAAGAAAAACGGTATACCACTATATATTAAAGACAAATGGTATAATTATAGGGCGATGATGACAGAAAGTGAAGCGAAAACAACAGATCATATACAGATATACGATGACAATGGAAAATATATTGTCCCCAAAAGAGGAGTTACTGTTAATGTTTTTTTCTCAAAAAAGAAAGTTATAGCTACTTATGTAATAATAGGGATTCATGAAGAATCGCGGAATAAGGATTGGTTATATGCTTACGATTGGGTAAATGTAGATTTATTTTTCGTCGGAAATATAAAAAAGATATGAGAAAGGAGATAAGCCATGAAAGAAAAGGAAATAAAAAAAATGTTTTTTGAAGAAAGAACTAAAACATATCATCATACATTGTGTGAAGCAAAAAAAGCTCATAGATTTCCATATGTATCGAGGGTATGGTTGAAAAATCAAACCATAATAGGAATGGTGACGGTATATGCTTATGGAAGTAGTTGTTGGCCGGTCAAGATGGCGGACGAAAGGATCGCTGCAAAAATAAAATAAGGGCTCGCACACTTATTACCCTATTACTTAACACGTAAAAAATTGAGATATGGAAGTAAACGAAATCATGAAAGCGGTACGCAGGATGCGGTCCTACCAGAAGAGAGCCGCAAGTAAAAGAAATGATTATCAGCTTCAAGACACGAGGCGACAGGCCGAGAAAGACGTTGACCTGCTAATAAAAGAATGGGAGGATCAAGAATTTCATAAACGACAAACACAACTATTCTAATTATTTCAAGATGCCAAATCGGTATCTTGGAAAGAATATATCTTTTAAGGACCCAATTTGTGACCTTGAAAAAAACGATTGGATATCACAATTTGTGATTTCAAGAGACATTACAACTTATAATAAATAAAAAAGATGAAACACAGATTTTTTTTTGCCTCGCGCTGCTGGTGGCAGTGGCAGGCTGTAAGAGCAAACAGAAGTTAGTCAAGTCCGAGTTTATCGAGAAACAGACCATCGACACGATACAAGTACCGGCCGAGCGCTCCACGCTTACCGGTACTTTGTCGTATATACCCGGAACCGGAATAGTATTCACCGGGATAGACCAGAAACAAACGCCGGGGATCGAGACCTCTGTCTCCATCAGCGGCGACACGCTGAAAGTGGAAACACGGACCGAGGAGAAGAATATCCCCGTCGTCACCGCCTCTACCACCGTAGAAAACAAATATGTGGAGGAAAAAGAAAACAACATTTTCAAAAAGATAATGGAAGCAATAGGATTGGTAATCGTGCTTTTTCTTATCATTTTGCTAATTCGGATAAGTCCGAGAAAAGGATAAAAAAAATTTTTGACTGAAACTTTGTTACATTTGTTACATTTGTTACAAAATAGAGATAATAATATGATAATAAAGGTATTATATAATAAAAAAGTTGTAACAAATCTTGTAACAAAATCGGAAATTGTAACAAATCGATTTTTGCGTTCCCGGATTGTAACAAATTTTTGTTACGAGAACATCTCTTGTAAAAAAGTTTGTTACACCGTGAAACGCTTTACACATAGGCTTTTTGAAAGATTTACCCCATCATGTAACAAATGTAACAGGATTTTCGCGCAAGTCACAGGATTTTTTTCGGGCAAAAAGAGAATATAACGATAAAAACACAAAAGATTTTCAATAGATTACATTGTTTTTCTCAATAAATTCATTAAATTTGAAAAATCGTAATAGCTTTATTATTAGCTATTTAAAAATTAAGTTGATTTTTGCAACTATTTTCGGACATAAATAAAACATTAAAAAAACAAATATCCATGCAAATCGATATTGTGACGAACAAAGAGATAGCGCGTCGGTTGAGGATCAGCGAGAGCAAAGCGTGCCGGTTGGTACGTCTGTATCGCGATGCGCATTCTTTGCCCAAATACTCGCCTGTCGAATGGGTAAAGTTCTGCGATTTTCTCGGTTTGGAAGTTAAACCGAGTTAAAAGACTGTCAAAAATTTCATAAATTGCAATTCTTGCAGCCTCCGGTAAGAAGATACCTATATTCGTTCCGCATTAAATAATATGTGCGAATGAATAAAGCGGTAAAATGGCTCGTAGGAGGTGGCCTCTTACTCTGGTTATACAATAAGTTTGCAACGGCAACGGCATTGATGAAAACGAACATCGAAGTCGTGGGATTCCGTTTTTTTTCTATCAAGTGGGATTATACCACGGTAGATATAGATTTCCAACTGCAAAATCTTTCGCAGAACAGGGTAGTACTGAACGGCATACAGTTCAGCCTGTATTTGAACGGTACGTTTGTCGGATCGTCGAGCCAAAGCCTCAATAATGTAGTCTTGGAATCTTACCAGACTGTGAAGGTACGGGCACGGGTAAGCCTGAAAACCTCTAAACTGCTTAGCCTCCTGAATGCTTATTTAGCCACCAATTCAAGCAAATACCACATCGATGTATCGATAAACGGGCGACTCGGAGCCAACGGAACCAGTTACCAGTTTACCCCGTCGTTCTACGTGCGTATTCCTTCACTGGTTTCCCTTGTGGAAATGATTAAGAACCTGTTTTCGAGCGGCGACAAAGTTACCGATGTCGCCCATGACAAAGACGCGGAAGTAACCGAAATAACCTCTACTACGGAATGATAGCGCAAGCCGAACATAAAGATACGATTATCAATCGTCAGGGCAAGACGAAGGATATCATGCAGGCGGTCGTCGACTGCTACAACTCCGACTATTCGCAAGTTCAGGAGCTGGCCGATAACCTTCCGGGGAATGATACCCTTTCCCGTTGCCGGGCTGTTTTCGATTTCGTCGATAAAAATATAAAATATCAGATCGATCCCTTGCAAAAGCAATGGATCAGAACCCCGGCGAGGTTATGGAGCGATGGCGAGGGGGATTGCAAGAGCTTTTCGATATTCATTTGCTCGTGCCTTCGGTGCATGGGTATTCCTCACTTGTTCCGGTTCGCCGCTTATGAAGGCAACAGCGATCCTACGCACGTCTATGCAGTGGCGATCGACGAAGACGGAAAAGAAATCATCGTAGACCCCGTCTATCGGGACGAAAACGGAAAAGCCGTATTCAACAAAGAATGTCCATATACAAAAAAAATAGATATGAAAGGAACCACAGAAATAAGCCGGTTATCCGGTCCCGGCATCGGTTACTTCACGGAAACCGAAATGATCGAGATACAGGGCAAGGAATATTTGCCCCGTGTGGAACAAGACTTTTTAATCAATCTGAACGCGTTGAATACCTTGTATAAGGGAGCCATCGCGGCGAAAGACGCGGCGTTCGCCAACCGTATCGAGAACCTTATGGACGTGGCGACGGTGGCTATTCTTTTATATGAATATTCGGAAGATGGATTCGGCGATGTAGAGAAAGGCATCTCCTGTCTCCGGGTGATGTACGACGAAGGGGCCTTTGACCAGCCTGTCGGCACGACCAACGAGCAACGTTCACAAATGATGAACATTATTCTCGGAGCGGTTATCCAGCAATCGCCCTCTGTCATGGCTAACGAGGACGATATCGATTATCTGCTCGAAGCTACCGGTATCAGTACACCGGGATTCGATGCTTCGGAGTTCCTCGGTAGCGATGTGGCTGTCGGGAGGGCTTCATACCGACAGATGAGAGCAGCATCCCTTTCGGGATCAAAACCAACACAGGCAGAAATAAATAATGTTCAAAAAACACTTGATGAATCGGCGGAATACTTTATGTATTCATTTATCCCGGAATCGAAGATAGGAGAATACCCTGCTATTGTCGGAGAGAAGCGAGCTTATTATAAATCGGTGTATAAGGATATAAAGGATTCGGGGGCTATGTCCGAAGCCGATTGTTTGCGTATTATCAACAACGCTATCGCCGCAAGATATAAAGGTATATCCGGTGAATTGTTCCTATATAAAGTTAAGACCGGGGAGATACCTGTAATAGGCTGGTTAGCTATCGTTTCCTCAATTTTGGGCGTTTTAAGTGCGATAGCCAAATTCTTCGAAAAGATTTTCGGTACGGACGAAAAGGAAACAAATGAACTATTCGACAAAAATAAGATGGAATCGTCCGATGGTTTTGCCGGTATCATTCAAAATCCAGACGACATTATCATTCCAGATACAGGAAGCGGAAGCACCGACAACCCTCTGCTCGATTACAGCAAGCCGACCGGAACTGTCGCCAGCTCGAACTTTCTCGGTATTCTACTGGTAGGCGGCGTATTGATGGCTTTGATATTCGGCGGAAGCGGAGACAAGAAAAAGAAGAAAAAATAACTTTTATAAACCCCTAAAAAATAAAGAAAATGGCAAAACAGAAAAAGTACCCCAAACAGCCGAAGATGAAAAGCTCGGTAGAGGTTTGGAAACGCTACGAAGAACGTTGTCGTGAAGTGGACCGCTACAACAACGACCTCAAACGTAAGGAAGCGGAGAAGAAACGCATCATCGACAAAGTGCGTAAAAGAAAGTAAGTAATTAACAGGTAAAAAAGATTGTTTTATGAAAAAGAAAATGAAAACGGACATAATCGTTAAAATTGTCCTCGGTGGAGCCGCAGGTGGCGCCATCTGTCAGGTGGTGAAAGGGACCATCATGAAAGGAAAGAGTTCTTTATATACCGATTTGGGCTCTATCGCCATCGGTGCGATCCTTCCTTCCCTTGTGAAGATGGACGGTATCGACGAATTGGGCGCTGGCATGATCGGAGCGGGAGCCGCAGGCGTGATCGCAAGCTCGGTTCCTTCGTTGGCCGGTACTCCGTTCAGCCGGTTTAACAATGCCCTGTACGGTGCGAATGCGGCTTATCGCAAAAGCATTATCGGCAAGGGTCAAAAAAAAAATCAAGAGAGCGTCCTAATGTAAAAGGCACGCCGTTTAAAAATGTCTTATTTTAAAACAAGGTAAATCATGAATAATCAAATTATAGCTCCTCACCTTCGCAAACGTTGGGAGGACGCAAGAAAAAAAGTGCAGAAGCTGAGTCCCGAACTTTTCCCTCAATCTTCCTATCTCCGTATAGACCAGACTTTGGTAAACGGAGTAGGAAACTATACTTTCGATCCCATGCGCCAGAATGGACAGCAGGGCACATATGGGCAACTGTTGAATCGTAACGATTTATTCCTTGCCTATGGCATGGGGTTGTTCCTGATTTACGAGATGACAGCCAATCCGGGAGCCGCCGTACTCGCCACTTCATTATCCGATCTCGTTGCCAAAGCGAAGGGAATGGGTTCGACCGACACGATCCCCGTAGATGTTCAATGCGTTTATGGCGGTTCGCTTCGTTTGCAAACAGGAACGACTGTAACGTTCGAGGCGTTGGAAACCTCTATCTTCAACGTATCGCACCAAGCTGCCAATAGCGGAACAACCGAAGCCGCAGTCGTATCGCTCGACAGTTCCGTACTCGACGAGCTTTTCTATACCCCGGAAATGATTGCTTTCGCCGGAACGAAAGAACAGACTTTCAATCTGAAATTCCCGTGTGCCAACACATCGGTATTCCAGCCGGCAAGCTCTCCTAAGGGCGTCGTAGGATTGAGCCTCATTATGCTCGGCTTCCTCGTGAAGAACGGAGCCCTGTTGCTCGAAAACTACAAGGGCGACGAGAACGACTTCCTCGCCCCCGCGTGATGATTCCATAATAGTGTCAGACAATCGATTTCCCGGAGTGGCCTCTATCTCCGGGAAATCTTAAAAAGAAATGAAATGAGGGAATACGTTATACAGAATGTAGACTTTATACAATTAACTGTAAACCCGGGCGAAGATCGGGTTTATTTTCCCGTGTCTACCCATTTGCAGGGAAAGAAGGTTTTATATTTGGAAGTCCTTAATCCGGATAAGGGCTTGGACCTTTCCGGACGATATCCCATTTTATCGCTCGACAGTTTATTTGTAACGCTGTATGACACTTCCGGGAATTTAATTGTCGATACCCTCTTTATCAACTATTTTTCTACCTACACCGGAAACGACTTGCCGAGAATAGACAGTGAGATAGATTGGGAAAGATCGTTTATTTCCATTCCTGTCTCGGTACAACAGACCTCTGTCTTGTTCTTTTCGGTATATATCGGAGAGGATAATCTTCCTGCTCCCTCTCAAAAGAACCTGTACAATTTAACCTTTCACGTTGCCGGAATTATGGAAATATCCCTTTTCCGGAAGGTTCAGGCATTGAAAGACGAAAAAATAACCGGCGTATATGCGATGGTCGGATCTACCACTGGTAAGCCGGATCAAGTATTCGGAACCATAAACGGATATCTGTATTTAGTTCCGAAAGATAAAACCAGATATATAAATTACATTCCGTTACAATTTATAGATGGAATGTCTTTTACCTCGATTTATGAGAACTATACACCGATTTCTTTGCAACGAAAATTCATAGATCCGGTAGAGATCGATTTCAACCGAAGTAAAATTTTGATACGATCCACGGACGAAACTATACAAACCCTAAATTTATCTTTCTATTATGAATAATATCGGTTTATCATATCTTCCCTTTACCGGAGCTTATTCCATTGTTGTGGATATGAGCCAAGCTAAACCCGGCGAGCGCGTGTATTTACCGGACACACCTGTTTTGTCCGATAAGTTTATTACCGGCGTTTTTGCCTTTTGGTCGTATGATGGTAATATACAGGATCCAGATGGAAATCTTATAGACGGAAACAGGCTTTATTATATGAACCTTACTCTGGTCGATTTGGAGAACGACGATTTTATATCGAATGTTCCTCTGGTTTATTTCTCCTTCGGAGGTCGCCAGATTCCCGTAAACCGCTACCTTGTACTGCCGAACTGCTATATTACGAACAATTATGCCGCAAGCCCGGCGAATCATGTCATGCTTACCTTCTTCTATACCTCGAAGGTCGGCAATAACGAGCTTTCTCCTGCCGGAAAATTGAGAATCCAATCGATGAGCGTTCCCGTATATTCCAATTCGGCGAATAGGTATTACTTGCCGGACAACCGGGTTCTGGTCGATAAGAAATTCAGAAACATTTATTCCACGTCGGTTTTTGTGAACACGAAGACCCCCGCTGTAAATGAAATCGTAGCGCCGGATAATTCGTTCTTGACTCTTATTCTGCGATCGGATATCATATTATACCGTTTCCCGGTATTATATCTCTCACAATGGAATTTCCCTTTCAGGCTGAATATGGATAACCTGCAAGCCGACTTACCGAGTTCCTATATAGAGCTCTCCCAAAATATCGCCCAGACGGTAGGGGATAAGGTCGTTTTCTTGAACTTTGAATACGAAGATTAAAAACTGACAGACTATGATACGCGGAAAAGAAAATCTAATCGAATGGGTGAAATCGACACCGAACGTGAAACAGATACAGATTCGTACCTCTCCCGGCGCTGACGCTTTCCAGTTCCAGAGCGAGGAAGGCGAGAATAAAAAGACGATGGAAGATCGATTGTCCCGTACCCTCGACTATTTGGAGCCGGGAAAATATTACATCGAGATGTCCGATGGAAATTCCCGTAGAAACTGGTATCGGGATTATTTTGTATTGGAAGATGATGCATCGGCTGTTTCTTTCCAGCCGGGAGCGGCGAATATCGGCGGCGTGCCTTCCGATGAAGTGGACAGGCGAATCGCCGCGGCTCTCGACGCTCAAAAGAAAGAGTTCCGTATCGCCGAGCTCGAATCGAAGGTAAAGGAATACGAGGAAGAATTAGAGGAACGGGAAAGCCCTTTGCAGTCAGCGATCGGCCGTGTAGCCCCTTATCTTCCGGCTATCCTCGAAAGGTTCTTCGGCCGTCCGGGCATGCAGGTAGGAGTTGCCGGAACTTCGCAGCCTATCCGGGTTCCTGCACCGGAACCGGGCTCCGACGACAACTCCCGGATATTGCGGATAGCCGAACGTCTGGAAGCCATCGAGCCGGATTATCTGAACCTGTTGGAAAAACTGTGTGACAAATTGGAAGAAAACCCCGCTCTCTTGGGCATGATTAAACAGTTCGCATGATATGAAATACAATCCTAACATATTCAATAAAGGGGTATTTCCCCGATTTACCAGTGTAACGGTGTATGCAAAACCTTCGTATAGTTCAGATGTCCTGTACGAAATAAAAGGTTTTGCCGGAATGACAGACGGAAATTATGAAAATGTGGACGGCTGGAACTGGTATCGACTCGGCGCGGTCGATGGGAAAAATGTGTGGGGTTGGGTACGTGAGGATTATGTGGAGTTAAAGACGGTCGATCCTATCGAATATAATCAGGCACAGGCACAGCTCGATTTGATTATCGATTATAATATGAAGATATTAACCAATTTGCTCGTATGTAGTGAATTGTGCCGTAATTTGGAAAGAAACGGGAAATCTTCTTCATATTATAGAAGCCAAATAAAAACTCTGTATTCTCGTGTCGCTAATCGGAATAATATTATTCGTTCCGGTTCTTTTACGAAAGATATTCAGGAAGGGGAAAGCACGCTTGTTTCCTTCGTCCCTTCTCTCAAAGCTGTTGTTAACGATACTCCATTTGTCGGAGTTGGACTTGTAACTACAATAGTGTTAGTCATTGGTGCTGCACTCGTGGCTTCTCTTGTCACTTATTTTTATCAGAATTTTAAAAATACGGCATCGGAGGCCTCATACGATTATGAAGCATCGGAAGATCTCTTAAATATCCTGTCGATGCTTCCGGATGCCGAAAGAGAAAAGGCATTAGCTCTTATCAATAAGGACGTACAAAAAGCGTATCAAGAAGGGTATGGAAAGGGATATTGGAAAAGTGCAACCAATATAACATGGTTTTCTATACTGAAATATGGAGCCATTGCCGTAGGTGCTATTTGGGCGGTGAAGTGGATTAAAAACAATTTTTGATATGGTCTATTCCGATAAAATATATGATTCTGTTTGGTGTGATTTTTTCAGTGAGAAAGAATTACAATCCTTATTGGCTTCTGCTAATCCACCCAAGTTAACTAATCAGAATTTTAAAATAAATACTTGGAATTATTCCGCCGAAAATGTTCCCCATTTGACAGATGACGATTTAGATCATGAATGGCCGGACAGTACTCCGTTTTGGAAATATATCGAATCTTCCTATAAGAATGCGGCAAAAGGATTTTCGAAAGAGCTTGTCGGTAAAGATGTAACGCGCCTCTGTTCTTACTTAAATCTCCGGGCTCGTCCTACGGCTGAATCTATATCTATATATACCATACATGCGAATCAAATGATTTCGCACATGTACAACCATCAAAAAGGATTTGCATCGGAATGGGACGTACCTTATCAAATACAGCTAACCGGTCAATTTGTCGATATGCCGGACGGCCGTTGGCATTATGTATTTATCAAAGAAGAATTACGGCTTAATACATCTCTGTTTTCATGGAGATTCCTTAAACGGGATTTTGTGGAAAATGTATTTATCAAAGAATTTGAAGATATTGTTGGTCGTAAACCCACTTCCGACGAAATAGAAGCACAAAAAAATTCTTCTGTCGGATTTAAATTCGCTTTCGTCCGGGAAGATCTTATCGGAAAACTTATTTATCCCGAATTTTTCGATAGTGAATATTTAAGCCAATTTATCGATTCTTCCGTGTTGGAGGATGCCGGTAACTGGATTGATTATTTATATAAGGAATATCCATATTGGGAAAGAAAAGATGCAATAGAAATAACCTATGACGAATATGGGGCTGAGATTCTTAACATAGATGATCTGGCGTTATCTTTACTGCCAAAATCCGAACAGGAAAATATCAAAGCTCAAAGACAATCATTGGCTGCCACGTTCTCTCACTATCCGGGATATTGGAAACCAGCCGGGGAACCGGCTTATCTGGTAAGAAAACAATCCCGTACTCGTGGAGATTGGGCACAAGAAATATTTAAGATAGTAACAGGAAACTCCTATGAATTATTGTCTTATCGGGAACGATTAGATTTTTTCCGAGAACTCTATCCAGGACATCAATATCCGGGATATTATGAATATGAATTTGAATATTACGAGAATGCGGATAAAGGCTATTCTTATCTATACAATTTGTTGCCGGCTTATGATTTGAAGCATTTGAAAAATGATAGTCATATAGCTCTTTTCAATGAAGATAACCCTCGTAATCGTGTCAACGCCTACCAAAATGGAGGCGACCCCGATTTTATGGAGGATTGGGCCGACGAAATCAAAGCCGATTTGGATATCGAGAACGGGACTTCGGACCATAACCCCTCTACGGAAGTCGTCGAGAAAAACGTATTGGCCGGAGCCGGTGTATTGGCTCTCGGTCTGTTGTTGTTGAAAAATAATATGTAGCGTATGGAACGGAAAGACAGAAAAAAAAGAATCATCATGCCGTCCCGGAATAATACCGTGCTTCAATCCCCGGAAACCTCGGACGATGGCGCCCTTGACGGTGGAGGATTCGATGACGTGGTAGTCACCGGTCAGGATTTGCGCTGGAAGAAGTGGGCCGTTGCGATCGGAGCGGTAGCCCTCGTTTGGTTTTTAGTCATTCAGGAAGAATAACAATATAAATAACTATGTATCATGTGGTTCGAAAATAAAGTAACAAGCAATAAGGAAGCATTCTTGCAGAAGGTACGACTAATCTGCGCAAAACTGGGTATAGAGCCCGATTGGCTTATGTTCGTCATGAACTCGGAAAGCGGTTTGAATCCCGCTGCTTATAATCCGAATGGCGGAGCGTCGGGCCTTATCCAGTTCATGCCGGACACAGCGAAGGGGTTAGGCACGACGACCGAAGCCCTTCGGAAGATGTCGAATGTCTCCCAACTCGACTACGTGTATAAGTATTTTTATCCGTATCGGGGCAAGATGAGCTCTTTGTATGATCTTTACCTCGTTACCTTCTTTCCCGCCGCTCTCGGCAAGCCGGACAGCTATGTGTTGCAAACATCGACACTCCCGGCGAAGGTAATAGCCGACGCAAACCCCGGTATCGATTTGGATCACGACGACCGGATCACCGTCGGAGAATTTAAGAGGTGGATCGATCTAAAAAAAAAAGTATGGGGTTAGAAACCGGATTCAACGTATTTGTCATTGCTGGATCCATCATTTGCGCCGGTATAATATTGTGGTACATTTTTAAACGAGATAACGATGATTAAGCCTCTAAAAATCATATATAAGAACACGATCCGAACGTCGAACGGGACGATCGAGAACGAGGGAACAAATTCCCCTTCGATTATCATATTCCGCAATCAAGGCACATCGATAGCCTATGTATTGGGAAATGTGAAGATATTCCCCGGTGAATCGTGGCAGTTGAAAAATGATCCCGGAATCGTAATCGAAAACAGCTTTACGGTGACATTCGACACATCGGTTCCCGGATTGGAAAACAACTTGGCCGTTATTCGCGGATATTATAAAGATTAAAAACATTTCTGTCATGAACGAATATCAACCCTTAGATATAAATAGGAACCCCATCGGGGTTTTGCAGCCCGGAAAGCAATATTACATTGAAGGAAGCGGGGGTTCGGTAGAATTGCCCGAAGCCGGTGTGTATATGTTGAGTTTTGTTAGCGGAACTGTTGTACAAATTAATTACCCGGACGGAACAGATAGCCGTGTGGTCGTGGCTACCGGAACGATTATCAGTTTCTATTTCCCGGCAGGGACAAACGTTGTTTCCGATACCGATGATTTATCTCTCAACATCAATAAAATGCGGTAAGCCATGAGTTTAGGAAGATTGGGATTGATACAGGCTGGGCAACCTTCGAAGAAGTGCCCCACATTGGCGGAGATGACGGCCGACGCTACGGCCACGGCTGCCGATATTGTCGAGGGAAAGACGGCGTATGCACGAGGCGAGAAGTTGACGGGCACACTCGTACCCGTTACCAAAATCGACGTGGCGGCGGAGGGAATTAAATTCGCATATTCTACGTTCGAGGAAGTACCCGAAGTATTCGATTTCTCCAAGGTGACGGATATATCTAATATGTTCACTTCTTCTGACATCTCTAAGATGCCTCCTATTATTTGGGGTAACATTACATCTGCATACTCTGCTTTTCAAGGTTGCAAAAATCTATCTGACCCTATATCTATAAAACTTACTGTTTACAATGGCTCTGAATATGGGATGTTTGACGGTTGTTCTAATATCACTCAAATCATTCAATTTATAGCTCCTCTTATTACGGGCTGTAGAAGAATATTTCAAAATTCAAGTCTTAAAACTATTGGATTGATAGATATCCCCATTTGCAAGGATTTGAGTCTCTCTTTTTCTGGGTGTAAATTTTTGAACTTTCCTAAAATCAATGCTCCGAAGGCAGAAAATTGTACTTCTACATTCGCCCAAAACGCAGCGATGCAACAACTCGAATACTGGGATTTTTCGAACGTAACAGTAGCAACAAACATGTTCAAGGGGTGTTCGGCTTTGTCGTCGATCGGCGATGTTATCTTCTTACATACCTCTCTATCGCTGGCAGATTCCCCGAATATCGATGAAGATACTTTGAATCGATTCGGTACATTCGCCAATGCTGCCGGAGAAAGCGGTGTAGCTCCATTAAAATCTCTGGGACTACCTGCTGCTGCGTTGACGTTCAACACGACTGCACAAACTTATATGGAAACAGAAGGTATCATAGCGAAACTGACAGATGAGAATTGGACGGTTAATTTCGCCGATTCGATGTAAACGGGAAAATGAACAAAAGAACACAATCAAACTCATAAAAAACAAATACCCATGAATATAGAAGAAAAGACCTATCAAAAGATTACTCCTGCAACGGAAGGTAATTACCTGACTACCTACCGAGAAGGCAATGATATAAAGACTTACGAGGGAGTAAAAGCAATGTACACGCCGGCAGACTTCGACGCTTCGTCCGTAAGGGAGATTACACCGGAGCAACATCTAAGCTACCAAAAAGCCAAAGAACAGGCTTTGCAGGAGGAAACAGAACATGGAAATAATGCTTAATAACATATATATATGCAGGAAAGAAATGTAATCTCCGGCATGTTGGCAAGTTGGCTAACCTCGTTCATCGAGTTCGTCGAGCCGGTGAAATGGTTCATCGTGGCCGCTCTCTGTTTGATTATTGCCGATTTCAAATTTGGGATAGAAGCCTCTAAAAAGAGGGGAGAAACCATACGGAAAAGCAGGGCGATCCGGCGTACTGTCAATAAGATGATCGACTATATATGTTGGATATTGGTTGCAACCAGTTTCGGAGCTGCATTCGGTCAACCTTTCGGTATTCCCATACTTCCGGCTGTTGTCCTGTTCGTGATCTACGGCTGTGAAATAAATTCCTGCTTCAATAATTATTTCGAATCAAGAGGCAGCAAGTTTCGGATCAATATCTTCAAATGGTTCAAGAACAAGGCCGATATCATCGAGCCGGAAAGAAAGAAAAACGTATAATAGCTTGCATAATAGAATCATACGATATATATTTGCAGTAGGATTACAGATATTTATATAACAATAAATAAGAGCGTGCGAAATCACCTAAAACTACCTTGTGCGAGCGTGATCTCCTTAAACTAAAAGAAACGAAAGTAAGAACGTATTTAACGGAACTACCTGAAACACGAAAATGAAAAAGCCGGTTAATCACCGGCTTTTCTTGTTTTTAATAAGATATCGGACTTTCCATTTGTGCTTTTTCAAGTACTTCAAGAGTTCTTTATTCTTTATCTGATAGTCGAGATGTATCGACACGGATTCTTGGAAGGACTTTTCCGCATTTCGTATGCTGTTCCCGGATACGGCTAAATCGATGGAGGGACAATAGGCGATATAGGCATTAGCTTGTTTGAA